TTCGGGCAGCCGAACATGTCCACGAACAGATCCGTGTACGCCTCGTTCACGCGGACCACCAGTGATCCGCCCCTGCCACCGCTGCGCTTCCAGTTCACCCGCGCAGCAGCCTCGTCATCACCCGCACCCCACGCACCCGGGTACGAGTCACTCATCACAATGAAACCCATTGCCTTGCTCCCTTCGGTTCGAGCCCGCCGGGACCACCCCGGCGGGCATACATCCATTCTATCAGTTCCCTCATGCAGCCCTCACGCGTCCTGCAATCAGGCCGACCGGATGAACCCGGTCAAGTCCTCCACTCGCCCCTTCTGGCGCAGCCCCACCACCACGCCCGACGGATCCAGCGTGCGGTCATCCGACAGATCCCCGTCGATCACCTTGAATCCCAGCCACGTCTCGGGCAAGTCCTTGCCCCTGCCCACCGCAAACGGCATCGCCACGTTCCCACCGTTCGAGAGGATCTCCACGAGATACCCATCCGGCGTATGCCCGGGCTCCTTCGCCGAGAACGTCAAGTGATACCCCGGCACCGGATCCCGATCCTCCGGCGACCACGCCGTGTAGTCGTACATCCGCACATCCCGAGCAATCAGGAACTCCAGCGCATCCCGGGCAATCAACTCCCAGCGGATATCCGAAACCGTGTTCAGCCGCAGGCTCACCGCGCCATGCTTGCGCTGCGCCTTACGGATCTCGCTCCCGATCAACACACCCGCCTCGTACGGGTGCGACAGCACAAACCCCGTCCGCACATTCCGGGCATGCCGCGTCCCCGCCAGCACACCCTTGCCCGAATTCGGGCCCAAGCACGCCGCCTCACAACCCGCCGACGCTCGAGGGCACAAATTCACCGGGCGCCCAAGAAACTCCCTCGGCAGACCCCGCGCCGGAGTCAACATCAACCCGTAGGCGGCCCGCTCACTCTTACCCAACTTCGGTTGCGACTGCGGATCCGTCAAGATCGCCCCCGCAGTCTTCAACCCATGCGCCCGCCGATACGCGAGCCACTCGGCCCGCGATCCGTACCACGACACGTCGTAGCCGTTGAAACCGTCAATCAGTCCACGCCCGAACGAACCGCCTTGCAGCGTCCGCTCCACAAACGTCAACGCCTTCATCGTGCTCCCTTCGAAACGACAACCCCCCGGGACGATCCCGGGGGGCATGGAACAAGTCTATCAAATCCCTCATGCATCCTGCATTCAGGCGCAGCACACCTCGTGCCACCGTGAACCCAGCGTGCCGCCACAGTCGGCACACGAACGGACACCAGCGGGCACATCGATCACCTCAACCAGTGAGCCGCCAGCCCGCACCACACGAAGCGCGAACTCCGCCGCGAGGCGGTCAGCCTCGCCCGCAACATCGCCATAGAAGTCGTTGACCGAACGCACCGAATCAATCTCCACGATCACGCGCACCATCAAACTCACCACCCTTCCAGTCGAGGGCCATCCCCGACCATGGATCAATTCTAACACATCCCTCATACAGCCCCCATACACACACCACCCCCCACCCCCCCTACGCACAGTGGGCCGCCGCCCACGGCCCCTCGAAGGGCGCGCACGCGCCCATTCACCCCTCGAATCCAAGGGCTCGTACTTGTGCGGAAGTACGCGCAATCCCTCGTGGACACCCGCTGACCGGGGGCATGATTAACCGGGGGTGGGGTGCGGCATCATGTGTCTACTGAAAAATTTTGACCTGATTTTTTGTGGATGTTCTGGGGCATTTCGGGCATTTTCTTGGTGATGTGTGTCACAGGGTCTTGATTTTGGGTATTTCTCTAGTCCCCTCTATAGGTAGAGGTTCTTTTTAGCCCCAGAGGGGCTTCGCCCCTCGGGGGCTTCGCGGTTTTTCTTGGTGTTTGCAGGGTGAGGTGTGCCCTTTTTGGGCCGCCCTTGTTTTGCCCGGTGTTGGTTCTTGGTTTCTGGCCGCCCGCCCCGGGTGGGGCGGCGCGGCTAGAGGGGTGTTGTTTTGTCTGATTCTGGTTCCCGTCGTCGTCGCGTCTCGCCTGAGGAGGCTCGACGCGAGTTGCTGGATCTTGTCCGGCAGGGCCGGACGATCGCGGATGCGTTGAGGGTTATTTCCCGTTCCCGTTCGTGGTATGAGGAGCAGCGTCGCTCCACGGAGGGTTTCGCGACGCTGGTGGATGCTGCTCGTCTCCGCTTGTCGGATCAGGCGTCGGTTGCCCGTTCGTCGGATATTGGGTTCGCGGAGTTCAGCGAGCGGTATTTGGGGCAGCGGGTGTGGCCGCATATGCAGAATGTGGTGGATCTGCTGGAGGGCCGTGAGCCTTCGTGGCTTGACGAGTCGATGATTTTCGAGCCGGGTACTGCCGGGTTGTCTCGGCTGCTGGTGAATGTTCCCCCGAATCACGCGAAGTCGATGACGGTGACGATCAACTATGTCACGTACCGGGTGGCGAAGGATCCGAATATCAACGTGCTCGTGGTGTCGAAGACGCAGGAGCAGGCGAAGAAGTTCTTGTATGCGATCAAGCAGCGTTTGACGCATCCGAGGTATGCGGACTTGCAGGTGTCGTTTGGCCCGGTGGATGGCTATAAGGCGACGGCTGACCAGTGGGCGGCGAACAAGATTTATCTTGGTGGGGATGCCCGGGACTCTGGCGAGAAGGATCCGACCATTGAGGCTCTCGGGATGGGTGGGCAGATTTATGGGTCTCGTGCGTCGCTGATTGTTCTCGATGACGTGGTGACGTTGTCGAATGTGGGGGAGTGGGCGAAGCAGCAGGATTGGATCCGGCAGGAGGTTGCTTCCCGGTTGCCACCGGGTGGCGGGCAGTTGCTGGTGGTGGGTACGCGTGTGGCCCCGGTGGATTTGTATCGGGAGTTGCGGAACCCGGAGCATTACACGGATAGCAGGATTCCGTGGACGTATCTTGCGATGCCTGCCGTGTTGAAGTACCACGATGACCCGAAGCAGTGGGTGACGTTGTGGCCGAAGAGTGAACAGGTTTTGAGTGAGTCGGACGAACCGGATGAGAATGGTTTGTTCGAGCGTTGGTCTGGGCCCCGCCTTGCGGAGGTCCGTAACGAGGTTGGTCCCGGCAAATGGTCGCTGGTGTACCAGAACCTCGATGTCGCAGAGGACGCCATTTTCGACCCGGTATGCGTCAGGGGCGCGGTTAACGGTATGCGGAGGCCGGGGGCGCTGGTGTCCGGCGCGACAGGTCACCCGGTGAATTGTGAGAACTTCTACCGGGTGATTGGTATTGACCCCGCTATGGCGGGGGACACGGCCGCTATCGCGTACGCCGTTGATCGGCGCACGCAGCGGCGGTACGTGATGGATGTGAATGTGATGACGGCCCCCACTCCTGCAGCGATTCGTTCGCTGATTAGGGATTGGGCGGACGCGTACCGCCCTCACACGGTGATTGTGGAGTCGAACGCGTTCCAGTTGTTTCTCACGCAGGATGAGGAGATTCGTTCGTTTCTGGCGTCGCGGGGTATCGCGTACAGGCCGCATCACACGAGTAACAACAAGCAGGATCCTGAGTTCGGTGTTGCGTCTCTTGCGCCTTTGTTTGGGTCGAAGACGAAACGTGACGGTCAGGAGACAACGAAGCACGCTGGTGACAATCTGATCGAGTTGCCGGATGCCCGTAACGAGAACGTGAAGAAACTGATTGAGCAGTTGATCACGTGGCAGCCGGGTGTTCGTGGCTCGAAGTTGAAGATGGACACGGTCATGGCGTTGTGGTTTTGCGAGATTGTGGCCCGTGAGGTTCTCGCCCAGTCCAGCAACGTGTCCCGGTTCCTTCGGAACGATTTTGCTTCTTCTGTCGATGTGGATCGACGGTTTGTTATCAATCTTGATGAACTTGCTGCGGCGCAGCATGTGGTTCACGTTTAGGAGGTGAGCGGGTGAGCGACTACGCGGAACGCTTTGACGCTATCAAGAAGCGCAACGGTGAACGTGACAAGCGGATGCGTGAGGTTGCCCTCGTTCGTGCTGGGCATGCGGAGCAGGTTTTCCCGGGGTTGTTCCCTGAGGGAATGTGGTCTCGCCCGATTGTGGCGAACCTGATTGACGTTGTTGCGAAGGACTTGTCGGAGCAGATCGGTGTTATTCCGACGATCACGGCGACTGGTGATTCCGCTCTTGACGAGTCTGCCCGCACGAAAGCGGATAAGCGCACGAAGATTCTGAACTACTACATTGCTTCTTCGAAGTTGGCGACGGGTTTGATTCGTGCCGCTGACCAGTTCATCACGTACGGTTTCGTGCCCCTGCGGGTGGAACCGAATTTGAAGGATCAGCGCCCACATATTCATGTCGAGTCTGCTGATGGCGCCTACTACGACATTGACCGTTTCGGGAATGTGCTCGTGTATTGCCACACGTTCCGCCGCAAGGCGGGCGATTTGGCTGCAATGTTCCCCGAGCAGGCGGACAAGATCCTGAAGAAGGGAATGTTCGGGCAGACGGACCCGAGCACCCTGATTGAGGTTGTGCGCTGGTATGACGAGAAGAACTCGGTCATGTTTGTTCCTGACCGTTCTGATGTTGTACTGGTGAAGGTTCCGAATTTGACGGGTCGTGTCCCTGTTGCTATCGCGCAGCGCCCCAGTCTTGATGGTGAGTCGCGGGGCCAGTTCGATGATGTGCTTCCCGTGTACGCGGCGAAGGCACGTTTGGCGTTGCTGATGCTGGAGGCGACACAGAAGTCGGTGGAGGCGCCGCTGGCGTTGCCGCAGGATGTGACGCAACTCAGCATCGGCCCTGACGCGGTGATCCGCTCGAATTCGCCGGAGAAGATTCGCCGTATACCGCTGGATGTGCCGCAGTATTCGTTCGCGGAGAACAACCTCCTGAGTGAGGAGTTGCGGTTCGGGACACGTTTCCCTGAGTCGCGTGCTGGTCAAGCGGACGGCTCGATCGTTACCGGGCAGGGCGTTAAGGCCCTGCAGGCAGCGTTCGATTCCCAAGTGAAGACGGCCCAGTCCATTGTTGGTGAAGCATTGGGTGAGGCCCTGTCGATCGCGCTTGAGGTGGATGAGGCGTATTTCCCGAACGTGTCAAAGGACGTGTCGGGTGTCGCGAACGGTTCCCAGTACCAGTTGAAGTACAAGCCGTCGAGTGACATTAAGGGCAAGTACGGGGTCAATATTGAGTACGGCTTGATGGCTGGTCTTGACCCGAATCGTGCGCTCGTGTTCGCGCTGCAGGCACGTGGCGACAAACTGATCTCCCGCTCCTTCACAAGAAGGCACCTCCCAATTTCTCTTAACGCTTCTGAGGAGGAGCGGGCTATTGACATGGAGGAGATGCGTGACAGCCTGAAGGCTGGTGTCGCGTCTCTTGCGGCGGCTATCCCGCAGATGGCGGCTCAGGGTCAGGATCCGACGCAGATCATTGAGCGTTTGGCGACCGTGATCGCGGAACGCAAGAAGGGCACCGCCCTTGAGGATGCTGTCGCGAAGGCGTTTGAGCCTCCGAAGGTGAAGGCGCAGCCGCAGGCAGCGCAGCAAATGGATCCACTGGGTGGGGGAGTGAACCCTGCCGGGTTGGAGCAGATCGCACCGGAGCAGGGCCCGGTCGATAACGAGGCTATGCCAGCGCCGCCGCCTATGCAGCGGCTTCTTGCTGGGCTCACTGGAACGGGACGGCCAGTGATGTCAGGAATGGTGTCCCGTTCAGTTCCCGCATAAGGAGAAAAACATGGGTATGGGAAGTCAGGGCAAGCCGGGTAAGGCTGCTGTTTCGAAGCCGATCATGGGTAAGAAGAACGGCGGCAAGGTTGTTGGCGGCGGTCAGGTGTCGAAGGGCATTTACACCAAGGGTGTTGGTGCTGGCGGCAAGAAGGTCAAGTAGTAGTCGTTTCGAATCTAGGGACTCACATGGCACAGAACAACAAGGGCGCTGGTCCGTACACGGGCTACTCCCGCAATTTCCGGGCCGTCAAGCCGAAGCGGGGTCAGGTTTCTTCTGGCGTTACGGCTCGTGACGTGTTGGGTTGGATGAAGAACAATCCCGGTGAGGCTACGCGCCTTGTCTCGGATGCTCTTGGTTTCACTCCGCCGTTCATGCGGAAGAAGCCGACGGCTGCCGAGTTGAAGCAGGACGCCGCGTTTGCTGCCATGAGTCTTATTCCGGTTCCGGGTCTTGGTCAGGGCGCGAAGGCTGCGGCGAAGATCACAACTAGGGCCGCTGGGAAGACTGGCCGCGCTGTTGCCGCTGACGCGGCGAAGGCTGCTTCTCGCCGTACCGCTGCCGAGTCTGCGACGATTCGTCGCGGTACTGCTGCTGGCCGCACCGCCGATAAGGCTGCCCAGTTGGAGAAGCAGGCCGCGAAAGAGTCCGCCAGCAATTCCGTGAATACGGGCCAACGGTCACCTGTCGCACCTCGCCCGTCTGCAGCGCAATCTGGGCAAGTCAAGCCGCCAAATGTTCCGAAGGATGCCATCGACAAGTTCGTTAAGGGTCGCAAGTTTGGCAAGCCTAAGCAGGCGAAAGCGGATCTTGAGGAGATGTTGCGTGCTGGCGCGCGCGCACGCGCCGAGGGTCGCCCTCCGGGTTCTGATGTTCCTTACCGTGACGGGTCGACACCGCTGGGTAACCCGACTGGTGTGACTCCGGCCCGTACCCCGAAGCCTCGTACCCCGAAGCCGACGGCTCAGGATCAGAAGGCTGACGCGTTTGCGCGTGGCTTGACGAAGCCGAAGAACCCGGGCGCTAAGGCTTCGGCTGCGGCTAAGGAGAAGTACCAAAAAGATCTTGCCGCGTTTGAGGCCCGCAAGGCGCAGATGGCGAACAAGACGAAGCAGATTGATGAGGGCCGTCTGAAGGCTGATGGCACCCCGAAGGGTGCGACGGCTAAGTCGATTTCCCGTAATCAGCGGAATCAGGCGAAGAAGGCTGGGGCCGAGGGCCCGAAGAAGCCTGCGAGTGCGCCTCCAGTGAAGCCGAAGTCGAGCGCTGGCGCGGAAGGACCGAAAGGTAAGGCTCTCGCGGTTCGCCCATCAAAGGTTGCAACAACCCCGAAGGCGGCGTCCAAGTCGCAGCGTGAAGCCATCGACATGAAGACCCGCCCAGTAGGCGGCGCTTCAGGTTCGCGAGTGCTTGGCGCTGGTCGTCCGCGTCTCGCGATTGAGGGTCCGAAGCAGAGCGTGAAGCGTGGAGGGAAGAAGAAGTTCCTTGCTGCTGGCGCTGTCGCTGCTGGCGCGCTGGGTCTTGCCGGGTACCAGTTTGACAAGAAGAACAACCCGGATAACAAGCCAGCGGCGGCGAAGGACGAGAAGCCTTTAAAGAAGTTCGGGCCCACCGAGGCCTACCTTGATGCGAGCACTGGGCGTAAGGCTGGCCCCGGCCAGTCGAAGGCTTCTGAGTCTGTCCGCAAGGAACAGAACAAAGATGTCGCGGACGGGACGCTGCGTAAGAGCAAGGGCGGCAAGTACATGCGCCGATACAACTCGAAGACTGGGCGCTGGGACATTGTCAGCGCAACCAAGAAAACCGCATCCAAGTTCCAGAAGGATCGCAAGAAGGCTCTGCGGGATCGAACGAAGGGATAGGGCATGGCCCAAGGTGGTTATAGGGCACCGAGGAAGCCTGCTCCCGTTAGCGGCCCGGGGTCGTTGAGTCGTCGGACCGACGGCCCCGGTCAGCCAGCGCGTGACTTACCGAACCCCGCGTACGGGGAAGGCCAAGATTTCGCAGCCATTCAGGCTGGCGCCCGCATGGCGGATTCACCGATGCCGGAGGTTACGCCTCTGGGGGCGCCAACACAGCGACCGGATGAGCCTGTTACTGCTGGTTCACCTTCGGGGCCGGGTGTTGGCCCGGAGGCTATTGGTGTCGGCATGACTAACCGGGATCAGTCGATGGTTGATGCCCGACAGATCGCGGAGTACCTGCCGTCTCTTGAACGGCTGGCGAACATGCCGGGTGTTCCTACGGGGTTTGTTCGTTTCGTGAAGTACGTGAGGGAGAACAGCCTGTGAGTTTCGTCGAGGACATCGCCGCTGCGGTGGATGCGATCGGTGTTGAGGCTGCCGGGGTCGTGTACGGGATTGGTCTTGTGAACTGGAAGTCCGATCAGGAGCGTGACGATTTTCTCGCTTTGATTTCTGGGCGTTCTGATGGCTAGCAAGTACGAGCAGGCCATTTACGACAGGTATCAGGCCGCGCAGCGTCAGGTCGTTAAGGATCAGAAGTTGGCGGCGCAGCGTGAGGCTGCCCGGGAGCAGGCCCGTAGGCAGGCCGAGGAGGAGGAAGGTTTCCTCGGCAAGGCCGGGAATCTCGTGTCGGGGTTTCTGGATCGCGCGTGGACTGATGACTTTTCTGCGGTTCCTGTTGTTGGCCCGGTAGCCCGCGAGGTCGGCAACTATTACACGGGTGCCACGCGCGGCGTATCAGCAATGCTGAATGTTGGTCTTCTCGGGGCAAACCCGATGTATTTCCAGAATCGCGCGGAGGGTGCGGATCTGGTTTCTGATGCTTTCCGCGTGCAGCCGGGACGGGCAGCGGTTGCCCTCGGTGACGCGATCGGTACGGCGGTGCCGAGCCTTGTTGACACAGGGAACCTGTATGAGGAGAACCCGGCTTTCGATATTGCGAGTGACCCGCAAAGGGATCGCGCGTTCGAGTCGAACATTTCGCGCACTCTCGGCTCTGGCCTTGTTGATGGTTTGGCGACGTGGTTCCTTGACCCGCTGATTATCGGCAGCAAGGGCGTGAAGGTTGCCCGTTTCGGAACCACAGCGTTGGGGCTTGACCGGGTACCGGGTGTGAGTCGTTTCACGACTGGCCTGACGAACAGGACTCTGCTTGACCAGCGGGGCTACAACCAGCGCGTGTTCAAGGCCGTGGAGCAGGAAGCCGATGAGGCCCTCGCGTTCGCGGAGGGCCGTGGCGGCATTGAGACCCCTATCGGCGTTATCGGTGAACGGATCGCCCGGGGCAGTTTCGAGGATCTTCTTGATCTTCCCCAGTTTCAAGGCGCGTCGCGTGACCTTCTGGCCGCTGCCGGGTCCACGATCAACAACAAAGTTGACGGGATCATTTTCACTGCCGCCGCAGCGGGTTCACGTAGGTATCAGGCGATGCTGCGTGACCGGGCCACTGCCGTGTACGCGGGCCTGCAGCAGACGACCGCGAAGTATGAGCAGAAACTTTTGAACACGCCGATTGGGGCGGAGCAGAAGCCGATCTTGGCGGAGCCCCTGTCGAAGGATTTCTCCGTTGAGCAACTTGTGCGTGACCTTCGCAAGCGTGACAAGGATCTTGATCTCGAGTTGCAGGATCTTGCGACGCAGGCTGACCGCACGCAGGGTCTTCTTCGTGCTGCGGACCTTGTTGAGGGTGAGCAGGGCGTTGGCCTGATCGAGAAGGTTGGTGGAACAAACGTCCTTGGTATGCGCGTGGCGCAGGCGTGGCGTGACGGTCGGGCGGCACGCACGTACGCGAAGGGCTACAAGGAGGGCGTGAAGAGTCGCGCCAGCGACCCGTTCTACGGGACCGCGCCTGCTCTCGTTGAGAAGGTGTATCAGGCGTCGGGGATCTTCCCGAAGGTTCGCGTGTGGGATTGGGTGCGCGGCTATCAGGCTTCCGGCTACATCGACATTCAGGGCTTCAATGTGGGTAAGGCCACAGACGAGTTGAAGGCCGCCTTGTCGGATTCGCGCACGGTTCGCAAGGATAAGGCTTTGGTTGCGGAGCAGTTGCGTATCTACGGTAACGCGACGACCACTACTGAGCGCATGGCCGCAATCAACCGTATTGAACAGAACGTGATCGGGAAACTTGCTGAGGAGGCGACGCGCCGCGCTGGCGGCAGCGTGATCTCGAAAGAGAACCTTGAAGAGGTTTACCGGATCATCGACAAACGCCGCGCCGAGGTTGTTGGCAATTTCAAGTCTCGCGCATACGGTGTCGACCCGGAAGACGGGTCCACGATTATCACGAAGCCGATGCTTCGTTCCCAGTTGGAAACCAGCATGCCGATGCTGAACCTTCGAATGCTGGAGAAGACGATCGAGATTGCGGCGCAGCCGCACTATCGCGAGGTTCTCCAGTCCGGCGGTGAACTGAAACTGATCGGCGGGGGATTCACGTCAGAATCGGTGAAGAACTTCTTCGACGAGGTTCAGTCCCTGTGGAAGGCCGGGGTTCTGTTGCGCCTCGGGTACACGATCCGTAACACGGGTGAAGGGTGGCTTCGCACTGCTGCGTTCCTTGGGGCAGTGCCAGCCTTGTCGGCTGCACCTACCGGGTTCAAGAATTCGTTCTTCAACAATTATCGCCGTGTCCGCTCCATGTCTGTTGGCAAGCCGGGGGCGAAGGTTCGCGGCCATCTCCCTTTGACTGGTCTTCGCCGGGTTGTGGATGACGAGAACCGTGCCGCAGCGAAGATCGACGAACTTGGCCGCAGGGTTGAAGAGGCTCGCACTGCTCGTGCTGCTGCGGTCGCGGCAGACCCGAAGGTCACTGTCACACAGTTTGATGACATCATCCGTCAGGGTGAAAGCGAGATTAAGGGACTGCAGCGGTCTCTGGATGCTCTTGCCCGCAAGAAGGAGAAACTGAAGGTACGCGCCGGGGTCGGCGATGATGGTGCTTTCGGTGGCGAGTTGAACGCCGAATACGCGGACCTGTACCGCCGCCTGTCGGGGGCAAGCCAGACGACGAAGAATTTCCTTGAGTCTGCGTGGGCTCGCGGTCAGGAAGAAATTCTTTCGCAGTCCGCGTGGGCCCGTATCTCACCGGACAAGCCGCAGTATTGGGAGGAACTTTCTGGCGCGGTGCGCCAGTTCCGTGCCGACCCTGTCGCAAAAAGAATCCTCGACGGCGAGGACATTGGGTCCGTTGTTGCGTGGGTTAAGTCTGCTGCTGGCCGGGATTACCGCCGTGAGATGCGGGTCAGCAAGGAGGCTGCGGAGCAGCGGGTAACGGAACTGGCGGACATGATCCGCATGTACTTGCCTACGGATGATGTGCGTCGCATGGCTGCCGCTGGGCAGCCGGACGCGGCCCAGTTGCGGGCCGCGCTGGGCATGTTCCAGAAAACACCGAAGCGTCCGCGTGAACCGAAGCCCGAGAAGTACAAGACGGTTGATGAGTATTACGCCGCTAAGGCGCGGTACGAGGACCGTTTGGCGAAGTTCAATGCCGAGCAGGCGGGTAGAACCACGTTGAGCCCGATTCATGGCCGCGAGGTTGCGGGTGTTGTCGGAGGCCCGGAGAGCCTGTACGTGGCTGCCCGTAAGCAGACGATTGACCGCTTGTTCAACATTCTTGGCACGTACCCGGAGTCCACGCTTGTTCGCCACCCGTTCTATGCGGAGGTGTGGCAGCGCAGGTTCAACCAGTTGCAGCAGCAATACATCGATCAGGGTGTGGATATCACGACTGATCTGCTGCGGAAGATCAACACGTCGTCGCACCGGGCCGCGATGCGGGCAACGAACGAGACCCTGTACACGATTGAGCGGTACTCGAACCCGGCGTCCGTGATGCGGTGGATGGCGCCGTTCTTTGCGGCGTGGGAGAACTCGTTCCGGGTGTGGACGCGGATGGTTGTGAACGACCCGTCGATTCTTGTGCGTGCCTCTCTGCTGTGGAACCTTCCCACACAGTTGGGGATGGTTGTGGACAAGGACGGCAACCCTGTAGAGGCGAGCGCGTTTGACTTTTTGACCGGGTCGCAGGATCAGTTCCTTGTGCTGCCGGAGGCGGTGAACAACTGGGTCGAGAAGCGAACAGGCGGGATCCCGTTGAAGATTCCGCGTGGCTCTCTCAACGTGGTTACGCCCGGTAACACTCCGTTCCTTCCGGGCTTCGGCCCGACGGTCACGTACCCGGTTGGCACATTCCTCGCCTCGAAGCCGGACACTCAGAAGTTTCTGCGCGACTGGGCGGGTGACTACCTGTATGAGCAGATCGCGCCTTTCGGTGTCCCGCAGTCCAGTCTTGCTGACACGTTTATGCCAGCGTGGATGCGGAAGCAGTACGAGAGTTGGCTTGGCGAGGACAGCGCCGACTACTTGCGCGTGACGGGTTCCATGTGGCAGATCGCGATGGTGGACTGGTACAAGTCGGGTGGCAGGCCGGAGGATAAGCCGAATGCTGACGTGGTCATGCAACGAGCGAATGACTTTTACAAGTTCAGCACGCTGGCGTCGCTTGTGTTGCCGTTCGCGACGACACGCATGTCCCCGTATCAGGTGCAGGTGGATGACTGGAACCGCCTGAAGGCGGATCCGACGATGACGTACGCGGAGAAGGTGGACGCGTTCTTGTCGAACTGGGGAGATGACTTTCTTCCTCTGATTACTTCCACGTCTAAGACGGATATTCCGGCGGTGGATCCCACTATCGAGGACTACAACGTGCTTCGGGATCACTCCGATTTGGCGCGGAGCCTCGCTTCACTTGACCCGACTACGGTAGGAATCCTTGCCGCGTCCGCCCCTATCGGCGAGTTCGATGAGGGTGTGTATAAGTGGTTGAACGAGAACAATGTTCCGGGCGCGGATGGTGTTCTGCGTGGGCCTCGCAGTGTCGATGAGATGGGTGAGGCGATCACGATGCAGTCTGCGTGGCGGGATTACCGCCGCGCCAAGGAGAAGCGTGATGCTGCTCTTGCCGCGCTGGGCGTGAAGTCGATGGACGCGAAAGCCGCTGAAGGCATTAAGGCGTCGTGGAATGAGTTCGTGAACGTGAAGATGGTTGAGGAGTATGGCGAGCAGTGGATCGTCAACTACCGCTCCTATCAGGATCGGACGCCAGTAAACCTTGTGGGTATCGCGACCGCTTTGAGCGACGAGAACTTTATGCGGGAGTACGGGAATACCCCACTGTGGGAGCAGGTCGAAACGTACATGCGCGGCCGCCAGAAGGCACTTGATGCGATTGCTGGTGGCGCGGATAGTGCTGAGATTCGCCGCCAGTTCGCTGAGTGGGCTGCGGATCACAAGTATTCGAGTCTCGCGTTTGCTGACTTTTTTGACAAGTTCCTCGATCAGGACAATTTGCAGGATGTTGGGGTGAGCAGTCTTGGTGGAGTTTAATCCGGAATCTGGTGGAGGCTCTTCCGCCACGATTTCAACGGACAATGTGGTGCGCCCTAAGGGAATCGCGAAGCGCGGGTATTACAACCCGGTTTTGGGGGAATTCACTTCTGAGGGTACGCCGTACCGTCAACAAATTCCCCTGTCGGAACTGGAGTCTCTGCCGGATCAGTTGTATGCGGCTGGCGAGTTGACGGAACTGAAGTCGCTCGCTGACCTTGTGAAGGACGCCGGGTTCTCGTCGTGGTCCGAAGCATTGAATGCGGCGGCGATGGATCCCGAGAAGGAGTCTCGTTCGTGGCGTGAGTACCTTCAGGTGCGGGCGCAGACACCGGAGTTGTGGAAAGAGTTCAACGACCGCAACGGTTCAGGTGGTGGTTCGTCAACCACCACCACCACGAATCTTTCCTCACGCTCCGAGGCTGCGGTCATCGCTGATGAGAACTTCCGCAAGCAACTGGGTCGCACCGCGTCCAAGGAAGAGATCATGGCGTTTCAGGACGCCTTGAATGAGCAGCAGCGCAACAACCCATCCGTGACACGTTCGAACTCGTTCAAGGGTGGATCCACGTCGGTGAGTTCGGGCGGTTTCGACTTCACGCGGTTTGCCCGCCAGTACGCCCAGTCGCAGCCCGAGTTCAAGGACCGCTACGCGGCGGTGAAGTTCATGGACGCCCTCGATAAGGCGATTTCTGACCCGAACTCTCTTGACGATCTCATTGGTGGTTCTTGATGGCTAAAGGCACTAAGGAAGCCCGAGCGCAGGTCGGAACCATCCAACGGCAGTACGGCATATCGAAGAAAATCCTTGACGAGAACCCGGACTTGCAGGCTGTTCTCGACAAGGTCTTTGCTGATCTTGCCCGTGGCGTCGAGTACGAGGAAGCCGATATTGCATTAATGCTGCAGGAAACCAACTGGTTCAAGCGGCATAGCGATAACTGGATGAAGATCCAGCGCGATAGGGCCTCTAAGGATCCCCGCGTGTGGGATGCGATTGTTGGCAATCGCGCCGAACAGGTTAAGAAGACCTACCTTGCTGCTGGTGCCGAGATCGATGACGCGACTGCACGAAAGTACGCGGAGCAGTTGATTTACGGTTCCGGCTGGGACGGTGAAGAGTTCGAGATCTATGACGACAAGTGGCTAGCCGACCAGTTGGGGTCGGCCATCGACTTCGACAAGAAGAAGGTCGTCAATGGTGTCGAGATGTATGACCTGCGCGGGAATGCCGAGACGCAGGCGGAGAACCTGTACAATATGGCTGACTCGTACGGTTTGAGTACGTCGATGTCTAATCGTGCGTTCACGTCGTGGTTCGAGAAGTCCCTGAAGGGTGTCCTCGATGGTGATATTGCGGAGGCTGATCTTGATGATGAACTTGTGGATCAGGCAATGTCGAGGTTCCCGGGTTTGTCGTCTCAGTTGCAGCGTGGCATGACTCTTCGTGACGCCGCTGACCCGTACATGCGGACCATCTCCGACATTCTTGAGGTGAGCCCTGACAGTCTCACTTTCGATGATGATCTTGTGCAGCGTGTCTTGAATGGGGCTAGCACGGATGGGTCGTTCAAGCCTATGAGTTTGTATGAGGCCCGGGTTGCTGCCCGTCGTGATCCACGCTGGCAGTACACGAGTGGGGCGAAGAACGAGTACACCAACATCGCCAACATGATCCTCCGCGACTTCGGGTTCTTGGGGTAGGTGTAGCCGATGCCTTGGATTTATGCTGGTGGAAACATGCGCTGGGTAGAAGATGGCGCGAAAGCAAGGGCCAGAACTCCTGATCCAGTTGTTCCCACCACACAGTCGTGGACTCCTGCTGGCGGCGGTCAGTATGTCGGTGGAACTGCTACGAATGTTCCGGGCGGGAACAATCAGGTGTCTCCGCAGATGTTTCCAACATCAACCCTGCCTAAGACTGAACCGTCTCGAAAGCCGGATGATGATGGCGACAACAAGCCACCGCCCCAGCCGCAGGCTCCTTCACGTTCCGTCGTTTCCGTCTACACCCGCCGTGCGCTTGGCGGACGGGTAGAAACTGTCCGTGTCTGGTCGGACGGCACTACGGACATTATCGACTCGTACGTGAGCAAGACTGCTGGTGAGTCGGCTGCGGAAATGTTCCGAGCCGCTGGTCTCGGCGACGCGTTCGTGAACAGCCTGATGGCAACTATCGACGCGGTGTACGCGTCAAACATCGACCCGTCTGAGGCTCAGATCCTGAACTCGATCTACAACAGCGACGCCTACAAGCAGCGGTTCGCGGGTAACGAGATAACCCGAAAGCGCATGGCGGACGGCAAGGGCCGTCCGGGTGACAGGCTCCTATCACCGAGGGAGTACATCGACGCGGAGAACGCTTACCGGACGGTTCTTCAGGACGCGGGTATGCCTACCGGGTTCTATGACCAGCCGGATGACTTCAACAACCTGATTGGTAACAGCATCTCGGTTGCAGAGTTCAAGTCTCGCGTTGACACAGCGTCGGAGGCTTTGAATCAGGCCGACCAGTCTGTCGTGAACACGTTGTCCCGCTACTACAACAT